CAATGTCTCGCGCCCTTGCGATACCAACCTCAGTACCGCCGCGCCCAAACTCACGCCGCCAATCTAGACCGCGTTGAGCTTCCTCGCGCATGGCTTTAGTCGGTATTGGCATCAGTCTTTTCCACTATTGGCAAACCAGTCTCAGAATCAATCTTCGGCGCACCAAACGATGACAAACCACCGCCGAATGGTTGGAACGCTAGTTTAATGCCATACATTTCTGCCATCTGTTTCTCGGCTTCGATTTGGTCAAATGTTTCCTCAACATCCCGGCCATATTGGTTAGCAACGTCTTGCAGACTTAAGATACCATTTTGCAACCCAACAACGGCAGCGTTCATCTCGCGCTGCGGGTCAACCCATTGGAACCCACGGGCGCGATACACGGTAGCATCGGCAAACTTATCAAATCTACTGGCAGGGATGTTGATTACGCCATCCTCCATTATCTTGGTCAGGAAGCGTTCAAAGACCGGCTGCACAAAATGCTGCACTAAGAAGTCTTGTACAACTTTCCATTGGTCGCGGTCTTCTAGTGCGCCCTGCCGAATAGACGAATAACTCACGCCCTCTAGGTCGCTGGCAAGGCTGGTGTAACTTACCCCTAGACCCGAGGCGATGCCGCGTAGTATGGCTTTTTCAAAGTCGGCAAACGCAGTCGTTGGGTGCGTTGGGTCGAACATCTTGAAATCAAGGCCAGCGGGTAACTGGTGGAACGTGCCGGGTTCGGCGTCCATGATGGGGGTGTAACTGTTCTCCGTATCGTCTGCCGGGAACCCGTCCCCATTCGGTGAGGTAATCACACCCATCTTGGATGCGCCCACGCGGGCGGCAACCAGTTCGGCTTCACGATAGCCGTGCAGCATCTTCAAACTAGATATCGCCACGGCCATCATCGGCACGCCGCGAGTCTGTTGGGCGCGTTCGGGAAGATACAAATGTAGCAAATTGCTACTCGGTATGCGCGTCCACTTGGCCTTGCCAATTAGACCACCAGAGTATTCGCCGGGGTGCTTTGCAAGCAGGTGATACGCTACAGGTCGATTGAACTTATCCAGTTCCACGCCCATGCGAATCTTGTTGCCGTTAGGCAGGTCGGTGTTATATTGTTCGTCAAGCAGGTCGGGTTCAATGAACTCAAGCGCAAACCCGAAACGGTTGGGATAGTTGACCAAGCGCACCAGCACCTCGCCATCGCGCACTAGATTCTCAATAAACAAGCGTTGGGCATCGACCCACGACAAACGGCCATCAACGGTACAAGTTCCCTTGCGACCCCATTGCTTCCAAGCGCGTTCAATGACATCGTTGCCAAATACGTCCATCGTGCCGTTATCGTTACGTGCTTTGACTTGAATAGACACGCCACGTTCACCGACTACGTTGGCTTTGGCAAGTTGTATATACCGTTTAGCGTACTCATTGTTTCGCGCAAGGTCGCGGCATCGGTTACGCAGCACCGCCAATGCCGCCTTGATTTCCTCATCAGGGCTGCGGCTGGACGCCACAAAATCATTGAACAACCGACCAATTTGTGCGCCAGCGTATTGGCGTTTGGCTGGCGGCTTTTGCTTGCGCTTGAAGATATTGAGAATCGCCATTTAGAACCTTACCTTTACGGTAGCGCCGGTGGACTTCCCTCTGCGTATTCTCTCAGCAATCAACTCGCGCTGGTATTCACGCCTGTAGTAGTCTCGCGCTTCGACTAGTTCGCTGAACGACAATTTGGTCAGGCTGCGACCAGCGATGCTATACGATGACACATCAGCATCAGCCTTGCCACTCAACAAGGACTCGATTTTGTCAATCATTATCTCCGCGTGGGTGCGCGGGTCTGATTGGTTTACATCGAGGTCAACAAGTACCGTGAATAAACCACGGTCAACAACAATCCGATTTGAGTCGCTATCACGAACAATCTCAAGTTGCCAATGATAAAGACCGGGCGTGAAGTCGGCAGAGGTTTCACTATCAACAGTGAACAGGTAATCATCGCCGCTGGCCGTGCCGGTTATTTGAATCTCGTTTGCGCCGCCGCCAGTGATACGCGCGACATAAGTAGCCGAATACAAGTTGTTTGCATAGTCTGCACCAAGGTCGGTGCGCTTCCATTGGATGTAGTCACCTACAACAACTGTTTCAGGTTCGGTTGTCGGCGCATTTGCCGCATCGAATAAATTAGCCATGTACCGCCCTCATAGATGGCTTGCATTGTAATTCTAACGCCAGCGGTTTACAAATGCACTACCTTTGTTGAATTTTTTAACCAATGGGTTAGTCTGCTTTACCTCTTGCACTTTGTCTACCATTGCGATTGCTTTTTGGTGTAACGCTTTCAAATTGACGTTTAGCAAGGTTAACGCAGCCATTGCATACACCCGGACGTCTAGCGCCTCGTTCCTCGCCCTAGTCTTTACAAACTCGCGCCGTGCAAATCCTTTGTGATAGCGTGTGGCGATTTTCTCCGCAGTCAATTGCTTAAAGTATTCATCGTCCCTGTCGCTAGGAAAATGACAATACCCCGCGCCGGGTTCCTTGACCTTAAACCGGCTAAACAACAAATGCTTGGCAGTATCGACCCCGATTGGGAATAGCATAACCTTTCCGATGTTGTTTTTGGACGGTCTGCCTACCAACGGTCGCCCGTCCCCACCGACACCCTTGATGGCGAACACCCGCTTGCCCTCTCGCGCCTTGCAGTAGCGGTACACCGCTTGGGTGTGGTGACCGCCCGAGTCCACGCAGGTCGCAGCCGGTATCAATTCCTTGCCCGACTCATGTTCCCACTTTCTTGCAAGCACAGCATCCAATTCTTCCCACACTTTAGGACTCGCAGGGTCACCGTAAATTATTTGATAATGTACAGACCATGACTCCTCGGAAAGACCCCAACCAACCACCTCAACCTCAAGTCGGTCATCTTGAACGTCAACCCCGGCGGTCAGAATCAGTACTTCTCGTGGCAGTGCGTCCCACTCCTCGCGTTGTTGAGCAAGGTCGTGGTCATCAACTGCCTCGCCTTGTTCTTCCCAAGACTCACCCAGATAAGTATTGACCCATACTCGCAGCGTGGCGGGTTGTTTCTTAGCCTCTAGGAAGTCGCGCACGCCATCGGCCAAAGTTGTCCAAGGTGAATAAAGCGTGGACAAAGTAAACCCGGCTACACCCTTGAAATCGTTATGGGCTTTCCAATAGCCGCCACGCACCGCACGCAGTCGGTCGGCTTCGTCCCACTCGACCCCGCAATCCTCGCAGACATAGCAAGCCGTTTCGGGTTTATCTTCCTCCCACCTTACGTTTGACCATTTAAGGGTTTGTTTGGTTTCGCAATGCGGGCAAGTCACAAAATAGCGTCTTTGGTCGGAATCTTCGTAGGCGGTCTCGATGCGGCTTGCGCCCTTGTTGGTTGGGGTACTAACCAGCACAATCTTGCGGTTCCAAAAGGTAGCCGCCCGCTTTTTAGCCAGCAGTACCGGGTCGCCCTCGCTACCAGCCGAAACAGGGTAGCGGTCAACCTCATCCAGCAACACCACTCGTATAGGACGCGAGGCTAGGCTGCTAGGTGAATTAGCACCGCACGCGGTTATGTGTCCACCGGCAAATACCTTGTGCAAGGTGGTGTTGCCCGAATCACGGGCACGCGGGTCCTTGACCAAGCCTTGCAGGGCAGGGGTGTCGCGTAGCATCGGCGCAAGGCGGTCTTTACTCCACGTTTGCGCCATATCCAAAGTCGGCTGCACGACCAAGATAGGGGACGGGTCTTGGCTGATGTGATAGCCAACAATGTTGTTCAGTAGTTCAGTCTTGCCAATCTGCGCTGAGGTCATCACCACGACTTCGCGCACCGTCGGGTCATTAATGGCGTCCATAATCCCGCGCTGGTACTCGGCGCGGGCGGTATCCCAAACTCCAGCCTCGGCAGATGATTCAGCAGACAAACGCCTATACGAATCAGCCCATTGGCTAATCGTCAACTTCGGCGGCGGCTTCAGCGACTTCGCCATCGTCTGACGTATCGCCTTGGTCAATAGCCGCATCTGCCTCTGCCGCACTTGTGGCGCTAACTTCATCTAATGCCTCGTATATGCTTGTCTGTAATATCTCTCGGATTTCGTCTTTGGTCTTGGCGGCGAATATCTCACTAACCACCTTGGTTGGCAAGGCCAGCATCTTCGCCCGAAAGTTAGCCAGTTCCTCGGACAAGGCTTGTGAGACTTTATCAATCTCAACCACCAGCCCTTGTTCTTTCATCAACTCCAACTCAACCAGCGCGGCTTCAGCTGCAACCTTGCGGCGCTTGGCTTCTTCCATGTCAGTCAAATCAGCATTGCCAACTGCTTTCTTAACTTCCTTTTCAACTTTCCACTTATGAACCTCGTATGGGTCTAGCAACCACTCTTTGCCCTGACCGCCGCCATGCCGACCGGCTTGAATATAGGGGCAACCCTGCTTAATCCACTCTCGGACAGTCATATGATGTATGCCAAAAAACTCGGCTATCTCTCTGACTGTCTTGCCTTTTTCTGTATTACTCATTCAGTCTAAGTTAAGTTGTAAAACTTTGTCGCTAGAATTTAATCGCGGTCGTAAAAAACCCGCTGCGTATAGTGCCTGACAGTACCTAAAGCCACCCCCACTACCTCGCAGTTGCCAGCGCACGCTTCAATGCACGCTGAAACTGCCTCGGAAACGCGCCTTTAGCCGTGCCTGTCGCGATTTTGAAGAACGGGTAGCGTGGTTGGTAGTCTGTATGCGGTTCATACGCTGCCAGCATGGTTATATTATTTTTGCGGTCGCGCCGATAGACACCCTCCTGCAAACCCTCGCGCAGACCAGCCTTAAATAGATTCTTTGCACCATTGATGTACTTTTCTCTGGTGTTCTTTGTTATGTTGCCATACTTGTTCTTAGTAGCCTTGAGAGTTGGCACTAAGATAGCTTTCTTATTGGGTACACGGCGACCGCCATAGACTTGATAAGCCAAGTATTCGTTTTGTATGCCATCAGCCTTAACAATAGCGTACAGACGATTCTTGGTAGACCGTGTGCCCTTAAACTTTCCGGCAGGAGTAATAAACGCCCGTTTGGTAAACGGCGTGGGTCGGTCGATGTATCTGTCCATCTGCTTAGTCAATTGCTTGGCAACCTCGTTAGCCGTTTCGTTAATGGCTAGGCTGGTGGCGAACGGTAACTGTTTGCGTTGCACCGTATTGAGTTTGCGCCGCGCTTGACTCATGTCAAATTGTATGTCGACATTCATTGCACCCTCTTGTATTCGTTAGGCAAGTCCCAATCGTCCGGCCACATATTCCATTCCAGCAACTGACT